TATCGTGTTCAGTCAAATGACGGTATTGGCGCATCTGGCTCCGCTTCGCCCATTACCGTCACGGGTCTAACCAACGGCACAAGCTACACGTTCAACGTATGGGCGATCAATCCGTTTGGGTGGTCTACTGCTAGTGATGCGAGTGGGGGTGTGACGCCATTTCTTCCGGATAGCGCCTTTTTCGGTGGCGGACTGGCGGGCTACCCAACGCTGTTTATTGAAACCGTTAAAATTTCTACATTAGGTAATACATCTGACTTTGGAGACTTAACGCAAGCACGTTACAGGCTGACAGGAACTTCGTCCGCTACAAGGGGCGTCTTTATGGGCGGTACTGCCAGCGGCGACGTAAATACAATGGATTATATAACGCTTTCTTCTTTAGGGGACGCCGTTGATTTCGGAGACCTCACACAAAGCACAGCCACTAGAGCGGCAGTTTCTAATGGAGTTCGTGGAGTTAGAATTGGTGGAGGCGGTTCTAGCTCTCAAACCAATGTGATGGATTACATTACAATCGCCTCAACTGGTAACGCTACTGACTTTGGAGATTATCGTTTTGTTATAGCAAGAAACGCTGGCAATATAATGTCTAATACCAGAGGTATATCTGCGGGGGGCAGGGGGAGCGGTGTTAGGCGGTCTCAAATGGAGTATATCACTATTGCTTCTACTGGAAACGGTACTTTTTTTGGCAGTTTGACCGCCGGTAACGAAAATCCATCGGGCCTTTCAAGCTCTACAAGAGGCGTTGTTTTTGGTGGGCAAACGTCCTCTGGAGACGTAAATACTATACAATATGTTACTATTGCCACCACTGGCGACGCTGCCGACTTTGGTGATTTGGTCGTGGTTAATGAAGAAATGGCAGGTGCCGCAAATTCAACCCGAGGCTTGATGGCTGGTGGTTCAAACGGGACAACAAATGTTATTCAATACATCACCATATCCACCACTGGCAACGCTTCCGACTTTGGTGATCTAAATACAGGACAATACGACAACGCTGGTTTTTCTGACTGCCACGGAGGACTTTCATAATGCCCAATTATCAAGGTGTATGGAGCCTGTCCGAGCAGTATCAGAATAGAACGGGGTGGCCTACGTTTGTACCCACCCAAGGTATTTTGGCTGGTGGCAGCCAAGCTAACAATACTATTATTGATTTCTTCAGTATGGAAACAACAGGGAATGCCTCTGATTGGGGAAATCTTTCCTCTGGACGTTATGGTTTGGGAGCGGTAGGTAACGCTACTAGGGTTGCATGGGGCGGCGGCTTGATTGGTGCAGCTGCACAAAGCACTATTGATTACATCACATGGGCAACGCAGGCAAACGCTGTTGATTTTGGCGACTTAAATAAAGCTCTTGGATACCTTGCGGGTTTATCTAATTCCACTAGAGGTGTTTGGGGTGGGGGATATGACTCATCCTCAAATGCTTATAATAATATGCAGTATATTACGATAGCTTCAACTGGAAACGCTACAGATTTTGGTGATTTGACGGTAGCTAGAAATCAACTAGGGGGCGCATCAAGTCCAACTCGTGGTTTGTTTTACGCTGGTAGGAATATTTCAAACTCAGCCGTAAATACTATCGACTATATAACCATTGCCTCAACAGGTAATGCCACAGACTTTGGTGATGCGACTGTGGCGCGGCAAAATCTTTCAAGCGGAGCAAGCTCCACAAGGTGTGTGTCGGGTGGCGGTAACAATAATGTTATTGATTACGTCACTATAGCCTCTACAGGAAATGCTACCGACTTTGGTGACATGTTATCTGTTAGCGGGGCATATGCGACTGCCTCAAATAACATCATAGTTACGTTTGCTGGTGGTACAAACAATTCTTTTGGTAATGTCATTGAGCAGGTAACTATAGCCAGCACAGGTAATTCTACTGACTTTGGTGATCTTACCCAGTCTACGGTATATTACTGCGCGGGTACTGGGAATAATCACGGAGGGCTTCAGTAATGACTAAACGCTACCTCGGAAACATCATCACGCAGAACCCGACAGCGCCTGCTGGCGATCTTTCTAACAGCGCCGCGAAAGGCGTCTGGTCTTTAGAAGAGCAACTTGCTTATCAAAAAGCTGGTCTTTGGCCTGTGGCGGGAAATTTCCCTCCTGACGTAGAAGATGTGTTCAGCACTTATTTGTATACTGGGACAGCTTCTAACCAAACGATTACCAACGGCATAGACTTGTCTGGCGAAGGCGGTTTAGTTTGGATTAAGGGCAGAACTAATGCTCAGTCACATGGCTTTTTTGATACAGAAAGAGGGGTCAATAAAGCATTAGTTTCGGATGCAAATTGGGCTGAGTTTTCATACCAAGGTGTTAATGCTTTTAACTCAAATGGCTTTCAAGTAGGTTATCAAAATGAATACAACCAAAACACATTAGACTACGCCTCTTGGACATTTCGGAAGGCCCCTAAGTTCTTTGATGTGGTGACTTATACGGGGGATGGTGTTGCTGGTCGTACTATTAGCCATAATCTTGGTAGTGTTCCCGGTATGATTATTATTAAAGGTATAGACTCAAACTATGAATGGTCTGTGTATCATAGGGGGGTGGACAGTACGGCTCCAGAAGACTACTATCTTTGGCTAAACCATACTTCTGCTAGAGCTGATAGCGCAGGTTATTGGAACGACACAGCACCTACATCCACCGAATTTACTCTGGGTAATAATGGTAATGTAAATTCTGCTGTTGGCGGAACCTACATAGCCTACCTATTCGCCCACAACGACGGTGACGGTGGGTTCGGCCCTGATGGTGATGCTGATATTATCAAGTGTGGGAGTTATACTGGGAATGGTTCTACTGATGGAGTTACGGTTGACCTTGGCTTTGAACCGCAGTGGCTCTTATTTAAAGACACTACAAACTCAAACGATTGGATTATTGTAGACAATATGCGTGGAATGGTTGTTGACAATGATTTAGCTAATGCTGACGCATATCTACGTCCTAACTTATCTAATCAAGAGGGTGCATCTACTATAGTTGAGCCTACCTCAACAGGGTTTAAAGTGCAGAATAATGGTTGGACAGACACCAGCGGTGCAAACATAATCTACATCGCCATTCGCCGTGGCACTAAAGTGCCTGAGAGTGCGACTGAGGTGTTTGCGCCAAACTTCTATGGTACAAGCGGATATGTTGGATACTTGGGTGCGCCAGCAGATATGCACCTGCTTGGTTATCGTAACGGAAATAGTCAAAACGCCATTACATCAAGCCGCTTGATCCAAGGCAACAAAGCATTGGTTACATCTAGCAATGCTGCTGAAATAACTTCCAACAGTAGTTGGGATAATATGCTTGGTGTAACGCCTGTAGGCACTACACTAACTACGCTTATCTCGTATACTTGGAAACGTGCGCGTGGCTTCTTCGATGTTTTGGCTTACACGGGTACGGGAGCAAATAGAACTATAAGCCATAACCTTGGTGTTGCACCTGAGATGATCTTTTTCAAGAAAAGGAGCGGCGCTGATAACTGGCCTGTCTATTTGCAGTCCGTAGGTAACACTGCTGTAGCTATGTATTTGAATGAAACGTATGCTGCGCCAGTTAGCACAAACATAGCTTGGTTTAATAACACCAGCCCAACAGCATCTGAAATTACATTAGGCTTTGGCGGCGCTGTAAACCAAGTAAGTCAAACCTTCGTAGCCTACCTCTTCGCAAGCCTCCCCGGTATATCGCAGGTGGGGAGCGCAAGCCATTCGGGAACAACAAATGTGGACTGTGGCTTTACGTCAGGCGCTAGGTTTGTGCTTCTGAAGCGCACTGACGCATCTGGCGATTGGTATATCTGGGATAGTGAGCGTGGTATTGTGTCAGGCAATGATCCTTATCTTCTGCTAAACTCAACAGCGGCAGAAGTTACAAACACAGATTACATTGACCCGCTTGCGTCAGGTTTCACGATCACTAGCAACTTTACTGCTGGTGACTACATCTTCTACGCAATCGCATAAAGGAGCCTACAATGGCAAAAATTCGCATAAGAGAAACAGGCGAAGTGGTCACTGAGACGACTTTTCGCACTCGCAACAAGAAGGTCCGTCCAGTTCTCACGGCGGGCATAAGTAAGGAGCGTTTGGATCAGCTTGGTGCTGACCCTGTTCTAAATGGCGCTCCTGCAAACCCGACACCACCGTATGAATACTCTTATGAGTCTGGTGTTGCGCAGGGCGAAGACGGGGTTTGGTACACAGTTAATTCTGTCGGCCCTGTGTTTACCGAATACACTGACGATGATGGCAACGTGCAAACGGTTGAAGCCCAAACCACAGCATATCGCGCTCGCGTCGATGCAGACGCCGCTGCAAGCGCAAGGTCTAGTAGAACATCGCTTCTTGCTGAATGTGATTGGACACAACTATCCGACACTGCATTAACCACGGAAAAGAAAGCCGAGTGGGCGACATACCGTGAGGGACTTCGTAACTTGCCAAGCGTGTCTGGCTGGCCTCATACCCACGAACTTCCAGAGAAGCCCGAATAATGCCTAAAGATACGCAGCAAGAGACGCATCTGGTCACGCAAGACCTCAACATTCAGCTTCCATCTGCGAAGCCTGAGTACAAGTCCATGCTGGCTAACATTGCTGAGAAGGCCCCTGCAATTGCGCAGGCGTCTAGCAACTTCTACAAGTCGCACTCTCAGATGATGAGCGTGACGCTGGACGTTACGGCAATCACGCCGATCCGCTCTGTGAAGCACAGCCTTGCTGAGATTGAGAAAACCAAGTCGGCTCTGCAAGAGGGCTACTTCCGCATGAAAAAGGAAGAGGTCAAGCTCAAGAAGCTGGAGCGCAAGCTGTCTGAGGAGACCGACGATCTTGAGCGCGAGATGTTGGAGATCAAGATCACTGAGAAGCAAGCGCAAGCTGCATCCTCACGGGGTTACGTTGAAGCGGCTGTTCGCAAGCTCAACTTCTTCACCAATCAGTACGAAAACCTGATGAAGAAGATTGGCAAGGACGAGTTGACCGAGGAAGATTACGAGCTTGAGGAAATCAAGTATCACATCATGACCTGCATGAAGCAGGCGCTCAACTCAGCACGACCTCGCAACGGTGTGATTGACGAAGGCAACATGATCTACCTGTTTGACCTTGGCATCAATGCAGCGCAGGCGCAGCTAGAAGTCATGTCGTACCTCAACTGGGAAAACGAGCTTATCAAAGAGGGCAAAGCTCCAGAGCATCACCACACGGTGCAGTGGCTTACGGCTTGTGCAGATAAATGGGCGCACTGCCCCGGCGACTTTGCAAATAGCCGTGGTTTTGATATACTCGACAGAACGTCTTTGACCAACACCCCGCAAATAGAGGACCAAACTGATGGCTCATAAAGTAGTAAAGTACCGCCTTGAAGCGGATGGGACTATCCCAACGTGGTTGACGTTTGGTGTTCCTCAGTCAACTGGCGGAATGTACGCGGTTGCTGATCCAAACACTGCCTCACCGCAGGACTGGATGATGATCGGCATTTCCGCAGATGGCGCTGACACATCTGATGCGATCACGGTATTTGCAACTCAAGCCGATCTCCAGACATATCTGGCAACAGAGGCGACAGCAAATAGTTGGACTGACCCAGACCCAGATGACCCTGACGCAACGGTTGCCTTTGATGCGGCGGCACATGCTCAACGTGTTTGGGACGACCTC